GCATTCGTCGGGAAGATTTACGGTGAGTTCGCTGAAACGACCCATGTACGACCACATACGTTCAACCCCGACTGGCCTAACTATGTTGCTTTTGACTGGGGGTACACGAACCCTCTTGCGGCCATAGAGTTCCAGGTAAGTCCTTGGGACGAAGTTTTCGTGTGGCGGGAGCACTACCAGGCGTACATGACGCTTGAGGAGCATCTGAACATACTCAAGACGAGGAATAACCCGGACGGGTATCGGGTTGACCTGTGCTTTGGAGATGCAGCTGATCCTGAGGCCGCTGTTTACGTGTCGCAGCACTACGCACCTTGTGTGGCAATGCCTGAAGCCAAGGCTAACTGGCGTGAAGGTGTTGACCTGATTAAGGTGTACCTGAAGATCCGTGAGCCTTCAGACAGCCTTGACCTGACGGAGATGACTTCGAAGCTAGATCTGCAGTACGCCGACGGCTTGAAGAAGCCACGGTTGACCATTGACCCGTCTTGCAAGAACATGATTCGAGAGTTCAACGGTTACCGGGCGCCGAGCAGTCGCCTTCAGGTCAATCCACGTGAAGCGGCACAGAAGTACGACGACCACGCACTAGATGCACTGCGCTACGGCATGATGCACGTCTTCAAGTTGGGCTGTAACAGTCACCTGGACGAGCTGTACGACCCTCGAGGATTCCTGAAGGGCGTACCGAACGTCAACACCATGGGCATTGTGTACGACGGTGAAGGTGATGGTGCGAACGGTTTCTTCAAGTTCGGATCAAGCGATGGTGCAGCCGACTTTAGTTCGTTTTTCTCGGCCGCCGACATGAACTTCTAGGGGAACAGATGGCAGAACAACTGGAACTGGAGATGGCACTGCCAGGTGTCGACCCTGGAAGTGCGGCTCTCGACGCATACCTCGCCGACCTTCAGGCTCGAACAGGCGTGATGCCTAAGGTCATGAGCTTCCAGGAAGCTTGGGCGAGGTTCGAGCTTGTTGGTGCTGGCAACGGCAACTTCAACGACTACATCGTCATGGCCGAGCGCGACACAAATCTCGACCCTGGTGCAGCCCTTCGTGAATTGGGGTACTCTAGCCCCAGTCCGTGGACGTCCTGGACTAGGGAAGAGTGGAACCCGAAGCTGTATGGCTTGCAGGGCCTCACCGAGTACTACCGGATGAAGCGTCAGGACGGTACCGTTCGAGGAGCTCTGCGCCTACTCAAGACGCCGATTCAGGCGGCGCACTGGTTCTTGGAGCCAGCCTCGGAAAGTCCCCTGGACATGAACATCGCCAAGTTCGTCGAAGAGATCCTGTTCGACGGGCTGAACGTGTCTTGGTCCCGTGTGCTGGATGACATCTTGCTCATGTGTGAGTACGGCCACATGGTCTTCGAGAAGGTGTTCGGCCTTAACGATGATGGCAAGATCGTCCTGAAGAAGCTCGCGCCTCGTCACCCGATGGACGTACAGGATTGGCTGTACGACCTCAATGGTGGACCTGACGGTGTGCGCATGCTGCCGAACGACTTCCAGGGTGAGCCGGACGGGATCTTCATTCCGATCGGCAAGTTGGTCATCTTCAGCCTGGAGGCAGAGGCAGGCGACCTGCGTGGAACTTCGGTCTTGAGGTCAGTGTACAAGCACTGGTACTTCAAGGACACGCTGTACAAGATCGACGCCATCCAGAAGGAGCGGCACGGTATTGGCGTACCGATCATCAAGCTTCCACCGGGATGGGGCGACGCTGACAAGCGCCTCGCGGACGAGATCGGTCGGAACCTGAGGACGAACGAGCGTGCGCACATTGTGCTGCCGCCGTTCTGGGACATCCTGTTCGCCAAGCTCGAAGGGCAGCCTGTCGACTGCATCAGCTCGATCGATCACCATGACAAGAAGATCTACGACAATATCCTTGCACCTTTTGCTACTGCATCTGATCAGAAGCGCGAAGCACAGGACCTGTTCTACAAGAGCACACGTTACATCGCCTCTTGTGTCACAGACACCATCAACAGACACGTCATCAAGCAGCTGGTTGACTTCAACTTCCGTAGGGGTGGCTACCCGAAGCTTCGTGCACGGCGCATCGGCGAGTGGGAAGACATTCGTACCATGTCGTTCTCCCTGCGTAACTTCATTGGTGCAGGTGCAATCACACCTGACGAGCGCCTGGAGAAGTTCCTACGCCACGAGCTCGACCTGCCAATGGCAGAACTCGAAACACGACGCGAAGTAGCGACACCACAAGGACCAGGATCTGTAGAGCCTCCGGGCCAAGCGACAGCAGGTCCGCCGAGGCAGGCAAAGACCGCGCCTGTCGGAACTGGAAACAAGAATGCAGGGAAGGACTCAAGAGGCAAGTAGTCCTTTGCCCGTGTGGGGTTGTGAATCTCGTGTGGATCGTTGTTAAACAAGGGCCTTGCTAACCATTGGGTGACTACTTGATAATAAAGGGAGGGAACCAGTGGGTTACGGAGGCGGTAAGCCAGCCAAGATCCCAGGGACCAAGGCAATTCCAATGCCCAAGCAGTCAGGCAAGCCGAAGCGGAAGAAGCCCAAGAAGGCGGTGAAGAAGGCATGAAGTTCGGTTTCTACACCGACCTCAAGGGACACCAGTTCCACGACGGCAACGTAACTTGGCTGCAGGCCATGCCGTTGGGCAAGTACAAGCACCCACTTTACGGCGACATCGAGTTCGACGAGGATCGCGTGAAGCGGTTTGCGAAGAACGTGAACGACAACGTCGTAGGAACTGCCCTCGACATCGATTACGACCACAAGGCCTACACCGGCAAAGCAGCGGGATGGATCAAGCAGGCCGAGGGAAGGGGCAGCGACGGTCTGCACATTCAGGTGGAATTTACACCGGAGGCTGTTGCATCGATTCGCAATGGAGAGTATCGGTATTTCTCTCCTGAGTTCGCTGACAAGTGGACGCACCCCAAGAGTGGTACGGAATTCGTGGACGTACTTCGTGGTGGTGGCCTGACAAACAGGCCATTCCTCAAGGACATCCTACCAGTCAACCTCTCGGAACTGTCTTTCGAGATCCCAGGCAAGAGCAAGAAGGAGGAAGGCGTGACGCCAAAGGAGCTCAGGGAGGCCCTGGGATTGGCCGAAACCGCTACCGATGCAGAGGTGCGGGCCAAGCTCACGGAACTCAACAAGCCGGCACCTCCGGCTGATCCACCCACACCGCCGGCAGACCCGAATGCGGCTCTTCTGGCGGAACTCAAGAAGCTGACCGACGCCAACCCGGCCATGAAGGCTTTGGCCGACCTGGTTGAGGCGCAGGGCAACCAGCTGACGGAGATGAAGGAGCAGATCCGGCGCGACACGGTCGCACGGAAGCTTGCCGACGTGGACAAGGGTAAGATTGTCCTCGCGCCGGCGGCGAAGGAAGCCTTCCAGAACATCCTCTTGGGCGACAAGGTCGCCGAGGGTGCTGAGGCCTTCCTGAAGCTGCTCACCGAAGGAACGGCACTCGTCGAGACCGGCGAGCGCGGCGGTGGCGACCCGACCACGCTTGGCGAGACGGACGCTGAGAAGCTGTTCGACAAGGCCATCGAGGACCTCATGAAGGCGAACACCGGCATGCAGTACGCCGACGCCGTCACTGAGGTCTCCCGCAGCAACCCGAAGCTCTTCGCGGAGTACCGCGAAGCGTCCACGGCCTTCAAGGCGTAAGGGGAGGTGTAACAAATGGCAGGTGCTAACTACGTCCTGTCGAAGGGTTTCACCGCCCTCTCGACTTACGCATCTTCCGACCCGTTGGGCGTTCAGTCCTTCCGGTTCGTGAAGATCACGGCGCAGGACCAGGTCGACCGTCAGACCGCGTCCAACCTCGTTTCGGTCGGCGTGACCATGGAGGATGTGGACCAGACCAAGGTCGCGACGGGCAAGGCAGTCATTGGTGTCCAGATCATGGGCATCGCCAAGGTGACTGCGGGTGCTGCAGTAGCGCTCGGTGCCGAAGTCATGTCGGACACAGTGGGTCGTGCCATCACGTTGGCGACCGCTACGAACCGCCAGACCGGTGTAGCACTTCAGGCCGCAGCAGCGGCTGGCGACATCATCGACGTCCTGCTCACGCCTGCGGGCCGGGCACTCTAACCCTGAGGGGAGGAAAACATGCCAGTTTACATGCCGACTGGATCGGGCAACATCCACATCGACAAGGCCCTCACTCAGGTCTCTGTCGGGTTCCCGAACAACGGCCTCGTTGGCGGGAACTTGTTCCCGGGTGTCCCTGTTGCAAAGCAGTCGGACAAGTACTACATCTTCGGCCGCGAGCAGTGGCTGCCGGTCCCGGACCTTCGGGCGCCTGGAACTGAGGCGAACGAGATCCCGGGCTACAAGGTGTCGATGGACACCTACTACTGCCAGGAGCACGCGCTGCAGATCCCGGTCACGGACGAAGAGCGAGAGAACTCCGACTCGCCTTTCTCGCCGGACCGTGATGGTACGGAGCTCGTGACAGCCAAGATCATGCTCGGCCGCGAGGTCGCGATCAAGAACTTGGCACAGACCGCTGCCAACTATGGTGCCGGTCTGTCGGTCACTCTTGCGGGTGGCCAGCAGTGGAGTGACTACGTCAACTCCGACCCCATTTCCGACCTGCGTACGGGCAAGTCGGCTGTCCACGCCCGCATCTTCATGGAACCGAACACAGTCATCCTGCCGTACCAGGTCATGACGAAGCTCGAAGACCACCCGGACTTCATCGAGCGCATTAAGTACTCGGAGCGAGCAGTCATCGCGCCCGAGCTGCTTGCGGCACTCATGAACATCCCGAAGTGGGTCATTCCGGGTGTTGGCCTCAACACAGCAGCTCTCGGGCAGCCAGCGACCCTCGGCTACCTGTGGGGCAAGGACGTCGTCATGGCGTGGGTGCCGGACCGTGCCGGCATGAAGATCCCGGCGTACGGCTACGAGTACGTCTGGGGCACGCAGTACGTCGACAGGTGGCGCGAGCAGAAGCGGAAGAGCGACCTCATCCGTGCACAGCGGCGCTACGACCTGAAGCTCACAGCTCTCGGTGACCCCGGTACGGCTGACGCCACTAAGGTCATCGCGGGCTACCTGATCAAGGCGGCGGTGGCGTAACATGGGCTACACAGCAGTAAGTGCAATCAAGTACAGCGACCCGAAGGACCCCAACGCTGAGGTCGTCACCTTCGAGGCTGGCGAGACGGTCGAGGGCCTTCCGGTCGATGTGATGAAGGAGCTCTGGACAGCCGGAGCTCTCGTCAAGGAGGAGGAAGCAGTGTCCGAGCCCGAAGAGACGACGACTGACGAGACGACCGAGCCTGCGGCTGACGAAGCCGGTGCAGGCGAGGGTGCAGCGGACGACGCAACGACCGACGAGTCGGCGCCGGAGTAGGTAGACGATGGCGCGAATCACGCAGGCAGAAGCGCAGGCTTGGGCTGAGGGGACTAAGTTCACTGTCCCTGACATTACCCAGCCTGCGCAATCTGAACTGCTCGCGCACATCGAAGAGGAAGTACTCGCGAGAGTGGGGGTGGTCGTCGACACGACTGGGTGGACAACTTCAGGTAATACACCCAAGCTTGTACGGACGGCCATCTCCAAACTCTTCGTATCCTTTCTATATGACCGGCAGTACAGTGAAGACGTCGAAGACGGCAATGCTTGGGCTGCACGTCTCGCAACGAACGCCGAGATGCTCATCACAGGCATTGTCGACGGCACGATCGAGATTCCTGGTATCACTAACGATGCTGGCCAGCCTGCGTTCTACCCCACCGACATTTCCTCGGCACGTGAGCCGACAGCTGAAGACCCATCACTGGGACCTGCGAAGTTCTCGATGGGCATGATCTTCTGAGGGAGGAGGTCTAATGCCTGGCGGTACTGGACCTGGCGGCGCCCCTCAGGAGTGGCCAGAAGGCCACTGGGGCATTGGTGGTCTAAGCGGCCCGGATCGCATGCTCCAGCCAATGCGGCGGGCACTGGGTGAAATTGCTGCACGCGAGCAGCGCATCGATGCCATTCGAGAAGTCCTGCCTCAGTTCTCTGCGTCGATGTCGGGCGCAACGCGTGACTACCTCTCACAGGCCGTGGGCCTTTTGCGGTTCGGTGCGAACGTTCAAGGCTTCGAGTTCACACCCTCTATCGCCATCGTTGCCAAGGACCTGATGAAGCTGGCAATGGCTCTGAAGGACTTTCGTGTGCCACTCACGCGCTCCGTGAAGCAAGTAATGATGCCGTCTATCGAGCAGACCTTTGCGACTAGCGGCCGCGGTGAGTGGGAGCCTCTTGCACCTAATACGGTTCAGAAGCATCGTGCGAAGCTTGGCCTTGGTCCGACGCCCATTCTAGTCCGCAGAGGGCGACTTAAGGCAGCTGCGACGTCCTTTAACATCTGGTCGATCAATCCCATCTCGGCAGTCGTTAAGGCTTTGCCGAAGAACGTCTGGTACGGAAACATTCACCAGTTGGGCTATGGCGACTACGGCGTGTCTGCTAGTAGTAAGGCCAGTGCCTCGTGGTTTAAGCCTTACCAAGACGCCGCACGCAAGGTGCTAGTCAAGCGTAGTGCTACAGGCCGTGCTAGTTCGGAGTTCAGTCGGGCGACGGTTGATAACGTAGCCTGGCAGATCTTCAATAAGCGCCTTCTGAACTTTGGCCCTGGTGTTAGAAAGGGTCAGATGGCGATTCCTCCTCGACGGTTCATTGTCTTCCAAGAGGACGACTTCACTCAAATCCAGCGGATCTTCTACGACTGGCTGGATGAGCAGATCGTCCTTAAGGGTGGCTGGCCACCACCGAGGGGATGACAGATGGCGCATACACATAAGCTTTCGGTGGTTGCCACGAGGATACAGAGCCTGGTTGAAGCAAATCAGGTTGCTTTGACCATCGACGACGTCTGGTATGGCGACCAAGCAATGGTACCTGCTGGCCGTACTGTCTGCATAGAGCCCATTACGGTGGACCGCAGAATCTCGGGTGCACCTGACATGGTCGAGAACAACTTCCAGGTTGCTCTCCTAGTCTACATCACGAAGGTTCAAGACGTTCAGTTGACGCGAGCCGAGTGCGACTCTCTCGCTGAGGCTCTTGAGGACTTGTTGCACCTGCACCTTAACCTCGACGACAACGCACACACACCTGGTTCGGATATCGTCATACACGGATTCGTTGCCGAGAACATGTCCGGCTACACGTACAAGGAAGGCCGACTAATCCGTTCGGCAAAGCTTACTTGGTTGGGCAAGTCCAAGACCAGTCTTCGATTCGGTCCGTAAGGGAGGGCAAGTGAAATTCGAACTAACATCCGATCGGACACAAACCGTGGACGGTCTTGGTGTCCTCAATGAGGGCGAGACCCGCACATTCTCTCAGGAGGACGTGGAGCGATTCCTAGCAATGCGTGGCGTCACACACCTGTACGGCAACCTGCCCGAGGGCATTACGGTGACAGTCGAAGTAGGAGAGGAGGCGTAAATGGCAGGCCTGGGTATTGGTGGTGGTGGTCTCCTCGGAGTTGCGCTCGAGGTCACCCCTGGAACCTATCTGGCTCCCACCAAGTTCATCCCGATCAACAGCGAGTCGATCCAGATGCAGGAGGAGACGCAGTTCCGTCGGCCGATTCGGCAGTCGGTGGACGTTGTCAACGCCGTTGCAGGGAATGAGCACCCTGAGGGCGACATTGAGATAGACGCTCGTGAAGACGTCATTGCAGTCATGCTTCATGCTGCACGGCTGGGCGTCGTCAAGACCGGTGCAGTGAACTTCACTTACGTGTTCACTCCGACGTCGGTCGCAATTCCTGCCAAGACAATGTCAGTCACTGTCGTTCGATCTGGTGAGATCTTCGGCTACACGGGCATGATAGTCTCCGGCTACCGATTCTCAGTGGCAGAGGGCATCTTGATGTTCGCTGCGACTCTGAAGGGTCGTAACGAGGCTTCGCAGTCAAATCCGACGCCGACGTGGCCTACGACAACACCGTACGGCATGGGTACATACACCATCGAGATCCCGACGGCGACTCCTGTCACTGACACGGACGGCTTCGAGCTCTCGGTCGAAGACAATGGCACGCCAAACTTCCGGTTGAAGAGCACCGGTCGGGGCAGCGACTTCATCAACTACGGCGAGCGGCAGGTTCAGCTGACGCTGGCACGTGACTTCGTTTCGCGTGCCGACTACGACGCCTTCAAGGCCGTTACGGCGCAGTCTATCACACTGACGGCGTCTAAGGGTGTGAACAACTCGATTGCACTCCTCATCCCGAACGCCTTCAAGGAGTCGTACGAGGTCGGGCTTTCTGGCCAGGGCGAACTCTTGCGTGCCTCACTTCAGTACCAAGGTGTTCTTGACTCTGCATCACCTGCCAAGGCGCTGGTGATTACGATCAAGACGCAGGAAGATATCGTACCGTAAGCTTAGGGTGAGCTTAACCTTAGACTCGCGGTTAGACAAGAGAGACAAGTGATTAGACTTGAGGAACTAACCGTTTACGTAGCTCTAATAAGCTCGTTGACACACGCGATTCTAACTCAAGTCTATATGTTCCAGAGGGAGGAACAAATGCCAGTTGCAACGATCATCAAGAAAGCGGAGAGGCTCGATCTCAAGACACTTCCAGAGGGCTACGTCGTTATACGTCGCATGACGTACGGCGAGAAGATGCACCGGCTGGAGTCGACAGGCAAGTTGCGCATTCTGTCCAACAAAGTGGATAAGGATGCTGTCGGCGAGATCAACATGATGAAGGCCGAAGTCCAAATGTGGGAGTTCGCCAACCTCATCCTCGAGCACAACCTGGAGCACCAAGACACTCCAGATGGGCCAGTTCGTCCTCTCAACTTCAAGAACCCTGCCGACGTGGAGATCCTTGATCCTCGCGTCGGCGAGGAAATCTCCACGTTCATGGACAAGATGAACAACTTTGAGGAGGACGAAGCAGTAAAAAACTCGCCTTCCGGCTCCGCGCCGGAATCGTCCTCAGTCGTCCAATCGAGCACGACGCCCGAGAAGTCATCGGAATAGTTCGACTGTGTGTAAAACTACGAACTCTGCCTGAACCTGGTGGCCTTTTCGACCAGGACGCGTTCTTGGTGTACTTGTTCCAGACCGTCCTCGAAGCAGATGCTGAACGTGATACACAGGAAGCAGAACGGGAACGTCGGAAGGCAGCACAGGCGCAGGCGCAGATCAATAGTCGGAGAAGGTGAAGCATGTCGCTCAGTACGCGGGAGCTCTACCTAGCCCTACGTGTTCGTGACGAAGGTACACGAAACATGCAGCGGTTTGCGCAAGAGATCACGCGTACTGGCACTGCTGCCCGTGTTGCTTCACTGAAGGCCCAGGCTGACTCGATCCGTGAGCAGGCGAACCTCAAGAGGAGCGAGATTGCCACCAAACGTGTCGAACTGGCACGTTTGAAGGAGAACGAGGCATCACGCGCCCAGATTAGAGGACTTTCGTCCAAGATCGTGGAGATGCAGAAGGAAGCTGTTGCTCTTGAGAAACAGGCACAAGGGTATGACAGACAAGCGACTGCCTTGCAACGTGCCGCACAGCAACAGAACCACCTTACTGGGACTCTCACTCAAACCGGTGTTGCCCTAGAAACTGTTGGTGTGGCATTTGGCTTCCTGGGCGTAACAGGCGTCGCGGCCATGAAGGGTGTCATCGATGTTACGGTTGAGTGGCAACGGCAAGTTGCAGCCACACTTACCCAGATTGACGGCTTTGGCGAGAGCCTCGGCAACCTCAGTGACATAGGCTTGAAGATCGCCAAGACGATTGCCGTACCCTTCGAAGAGGTCCAGCCAGCACTGTTCGACATCTTCTCGTCACTGGAAATCTCCACCAAGGATGCCGAGAAGCTCCTGACCCTGTTCTCCAAGGCAGCTGTGGCCGGTCAGACTGATCTTCAGGCTGCATCGCGAGCCACAATCGGTATCATGAACGCGTTCAATGTACCGGTTGAGCGAGTCAACCACATCCTCGACCTTCAGTTCCAGCTGGTCCAGGAAGGTATTGGTTCGTATTCAGAGTGGGTCGCACGCATTGGTATGGTTTCGCCATCGGCAGTGCGTGCCGAACAGTCAATTGAAGGAATGCTCGCTGCCCTAGCAGTCACTACGCGGCTTGGTATTCCTGCCTCCAGGTCAGCGACTGCTGTCTCGCGTGCCTTCGACGCAATGTCGAACCCCAAGGCCATCGAGGACATGGAAGCGTTGGGCATTAAGGTTCGCAATGCCGATGGCGCTATGCGACCGTTCAACGAGATCCTGCGAGAGTTCCGAGGCATTCTGTTGAAGATGCCTAAGGAAGACCGTGTGGGAGCAATCCTTGAAACCTTCCAAGGCGCAGGTAGTACTATTGAGGCACGCCGATTCCTGCAGAGCATGCTGTTAGGTGAAGGTTCCCTAGAGCTGTTCGAAGTCATCCTCAAGGAGATGGAGAAGGACACCGGCTCGTTTGAGAACGCATACGCAATCATGGCTGACACGACTGCCATGAAGTCCGTCATCGTTTCCAACAAGTGGAAGGTGATGAAGGAGCAGCTTGGCGAGGGACTTATACCTGCGTTCGAGGGTCTCCTTGGAATAGTCGAACGGGTCTTCAACTGGTTCGACAAACTATCGCCTAGTACTAAGTCCATGATCGCCCAGTTCCTCATGTGGGGATCTGTTCTTGCCATTGTTGTTGGTGCGCTCTTGACCCTCCTGGGTCTCCTTGCCGTCTTCCTCGCTGCAATCTCAGCTACTTGGGCCGTCCTAGTTCCAGTTGTTCTTGCCGTTACTGTACTCGTCGCAGGCGTCCTTGGTCTTGCTGCAGCACTGGCAGTCGCGTGGGCTCAGAGTGCTAGCTTCCGGGAGAACCTCAAGCAGACCTGGGACCAGGTGAAGGAAGGCCTTAAGATCTTCAAGGACACTTCCGAAGGCATCTGGAAGGCCTTTAAGGAGAAGCTCCTCCCACCACTTGAGCGCCTCATGCAGGTAGTTGAGGACAAGGTAATTCCGGCCTTCACCAAGTTCCAGAAGGAAGTCTGGGACGTATTGAAGCCGAAGCTTGAAGAAGCAGGCCGAATCATCACATCGATCGTGACTTGGGCCTTTGAGCAGATCGGTAAGGTCATCGACAATGTTGTGATTCCAGCCATCCAGAAACTGACCGCGTGGTGGGAACGCAACAAGTCGACGTTGGAGCCGCTCATTGCAATCCTAGCCCAGGTTGTCAAGTGGGCCTTGATCATTGGCGCTGTCATTGTAGGCGTCCTTGTCGTAGCCTTCATCGGACCCCTCATCGCAGGCGTACTGGCAGTCGTAGGTGTATTCATACTCTTCGTAGAAACGGGCCAGTTCCTCTGGACCGTCATCATGACGCTTTGGGAGGGCCTGAAGAAAATAGGCCAGGGGTTCAAGGATATCGGAGTCGCGATCTGGCATGCCCTCTACGAGGGTTGGCAGAACGTCGTGAACTTCTTCGCGAACACTATCCCGAACTTCTTCAGCACCAAGACGACCGAGTTCCTGAACTTCGGCAAGAACATAATCCAGGGTCTCGCTGACGGTATCAAGGACAAGTTCAGTACCGTCCTTGGTGTCATCAAGAGTCTAACTGGTGGAGTGATCGAAGCCTTTAAGACGCTCCTAGGCATCACCTCACCAAGCAAGGTAATGGCAGAGATTGGTGCCTATTCCGCAGAAGGGTACATCCTAGGCTTCCAGCGAACGATGGCGCAAGGGTTAAGCCCTTCAGATGCCTTCCTGGGAATTCGACCTGCAGCGTTGGCACCGAATGAAGCAGCCCCTGTGGATGTTGCCGGACAGAGCAGGGCACTCATGCCTGCGAATGAAGGCAAGAAGCAGATCACGAACAACATCACCATATACACCCAGGAACTCGATGCACGTGAGCAGGCAGGCAGGCTTGGCTGGGAACTGGCAGGGAGGATGTAATGGCGCTTTCTGACGACTACGTGTTCAAGCTTGGCGACACAGGCACTGAACTGAACACTGATGTCGCAGACCCGTTCGTTGACATCCTTCGTGTGTACGGCTTTGACTCTGCACCTATTCGCGAGACTGAACGTGACCACGAGGGTGTTGACGGCGGATTCATGGACGCCGAGTTCGAAAAGGGTCGGCCGTTGATGTTCGACGGCGAAGTCTTTGCTTCAGCCTTGACAGTCGAGTCCTTCCTCGACGTACTGAAGTCGGAGTGGGCACCGAACGCTGACCTAGTCCCGTTGTACTTTAAGGCGCCTGGTGTGGCAGAGCGCCTAATGTTTGTCAAGCCTCGTGGGCTTCGATATGACTGGGAGCAGAACCGTCGTCGTGGTGTGACACGTGTGCAGTTCGTGGCTTATGCAGAAGACCCACGTGTCTATGATGCGATTCTAAGTTCTACAGTCATTACGTATGGTGGCGTTGCTGGTAATGGCTTCGCATTTACACCTCCTAGCCTGTTTGATGACTTTAGTCGAACTGTATCTGATGGTTGGGGTACAGCTGACTCAGGTCATACATACACCCTGACGGGAACTGCGACAGACTTCGATGTCCCTGGTACTGGTTCCTCAACCATTACTCTTACGGCTGCTACAGGTACAGCTTACTTTGCCGCACCAAACGTATTCACTACAACTAACCAGTGGTTCCTCTCGACTTCTAACTCCCTCTCGGCTACACCTACTGGTGGGACGATTTCGCTCTACAATGACCTGCGTGTAGTCGATGCGAACAACTACTACCGCGTGGAAGTTATTTACACCACGTCGAATACAGTTCAGGTGTCACTGATTCGCGTTGTTGGTGGAACGCCAACAACTATGGCAGGGCCAACTACTGTTGCTGGTTTAACCTCAGCAACAGGGACTAATATTCGTGCAGAACTTACACGAGGTCAGGGTGGCCAAACCTTTAGCACTTTCCGGGCAAAGTTGTGGCAGTTTGGCACTGCCGAGCCAGCGGCGTGGGATGCTGAAGTAGTTACTGATCACGTCACCGCAGTGGGTGGCATGCGTGTAGGTGCAGTACGAAACTCAGGTAATACGAACTCCAACCCTGTTGCGAGCCGAGGTAGTATTCGGTGGATGCAGGGCATCAGCTTTAGCCTCGACTTCGGTGGCGGTGCCGTACCTACTGGTGGTACTGTTACGAACAACGGAAACAGGCCTACACCAGCTATCATGACCATTGCTGGACCAATTGACAACCCAATAATTGTGAACGACACTGTTGGTGCAGCACTGAACTTCCTCATAAGTATAGGCGCAGGCGAAACTCTAGTAATCGACCTGGCAAACAAAACGGTTCTGTTGAACGGTGTCACGAACCGTAGAAGTGCCTTAATTGCTCCGAACTGGTTCTACTTAGAACCGGGGGGCAACTTCATACGGTTTGGTGGCACAACCGGCGGTGCTCCTACTCTCACAATTCAGTTCCGCTCTGCTTGGAGGTGACGTATGGCTGTAATCAATCCCCCTGGCTTCCTGCAGAATGCGGGGGCTACCCACACTGCCGAGCAGATGCGTAACTGGCATGGACTGCTCATTGCGGGCAAGACAGGTGCAACAACTCTTCTGCCACGAGGTGGTGTAAACCCTGCTCTTGGAAGCGCGTTGCAGGTCACGCAGACAGGCTCGCCGTCGATGGCTGTCGTGGTCAAGTCTGGTCACGCGGCAATTCCGGGTACGGAGCACACTAAGCAGGGTGTCTACAGTGTCATGAACGACGCTGATGTGACCTTGAGCATCGCAGCGTCGCATGCCACTTTGAACCGAATTGACATTGTCGTCTTCAAGATTGAGGACCAGGCTTACTCAGGCAGTGTTAACTCTAGTTCCCTGGCTGTCGTCACGGGTACACCTGCAAGCTCGCCCTCGGCACCTGCAGCCCCAGCAAACTCCATCATCTTGGCTTCAGTATCTATCGTCGCCAACGACACGTCCATTACGAATGCCGAGATTACCGACCTGCGCTTCTACATGTCGAGTTTGGGTGGCTTACTCTCCGTCAAGGATCAGGCAGAGGAAACTGCTCTGGTCGTGCATGAAGCACTTGCTCTCTGGCGGCGCGACATTGACTCCATAAAGGTGTACGACGGTGCTGCGTTTAGGGAGTTCAACGCTACATACCGCGCTCGGCAAACCTTGGGTGGTACTGCTAGTCTTATCACGTTCTCTAGCATACCATCTAATCTTCGTCGGCTGTCTGTGTATTGGACTTCACGTGGTAATGACGCTGCAGCACTACAAAACCTGTTAATGCGGATTAACAACGATAGTGGTACCAACTACTCGGTTGAGTACCACCAAGGTGCTGGTGGCGCTGCTCAAGCATCCTTCCTTGGCAACCAGACGTCCGCGTTCATTGGTGCTAGCGCTTGCGCCGGAGCAACTGCTAATCTTTTTGCAGGTGGCGTAGTCGATATAGTTGGTTGGGATTCACCTCACTCGGCCTTCCTGACTTGGACAACTTGCTCAGGAACAATAACAAGCGGTGGCATCGCTACTAACACTGGTGGGGTTTTTGCTCCTGCTGGTCCTTACACCCGTCTTGATTTCTTACTTGCAGCCGGTAGCTTTGTGTCTGGCACAGATTTCCAGTTGGAAGGCACTTACGCATAGGAGGGACTGTGGCAGAGGAACACGATTGGCACTTGTTCGACGTCGAGAAGGGCTACGAGTGCCGACAGGTCACGGATAGTGAGACCGACAACGTGTGGGAGATCCGTGACAAAGATGGCAATGTCACGCAACTCAGTGACGACGAGTTCGAACAGTTCCGGGCTGAGGGAGACAATCCAAAGGGGTTGGAGTAATGGCGAACCCAAACCCGGCAGTGATTCCGGACGCCATGTGGCGGTTGTGGGAGGGCATCCTGGCAGTGACGCCAGGTGTGCGACTCGGTGGGATCTACGCGAACAAGCGCGGCTACCATAACACCGTCCGAGCAAACCAGATCAACTGGCCGAACGATTACTCGATTCGGTTCCCGCCGGACCAGACACAGCCCAACGACAAAGCTCGAGCCGGCGACTGGACGATGTCGACTGCTGAGATGATCAAACGGACCGGCTACATGAAGGCGTCTGCGGAGAACCCACAGGACGACCGACTGGACTGCCTGCGTGAGTTCATCGGGACGCTCGACGGGACCCGCGTCTTCTGCATGATCAAGGACTCGGTGCTTGGATCGTGGAGGGTCGACTGGTCTAGAGACTCCACACACCTGTGGCACCGGCACGACTCGGTGTTCACGATGTTCTGCTCGGTGTGGGATGCGTCACCTGGCAAGCCTGGACTCGAAGCAGTCCTAAGCGTGCACAGTGGCGAAACGTGGGAAGCATGGAAGGCTCGTAAGGCCGGAGCAGGAGGGGATGACGACATGTTTTGTGCATTTGGCGACCAGGGAAATAAGGTTATAGCACTCCAGTTCCTGCTGCTCGAATCGGGCGGCGTGCTGCCGCAGTGGGGCGCTGACGGCAAGTACGGCCAGGAGGTAGCCGACGCCCTCGGTGGGCTGCTGGGTGACGACGGGCGCAGCTACGGGCCGTGGCAGTGGGCCAAGCTGTTCACGAAGCACGCTCAGGTCCAAGGTGGCGGTGGACAAGTTGGTCCAGAAGGTCCTAAGGGCGATAAAGGTGACAAGGGCGACAAAGGTGATCCTGGCAAGGACGGCATTACAGTCGGTGCGACTGTTCAGATCACCGGTGACGTAACGCAGATCGACTAGGGGGAAGAGTGGTTGCGAGGTATCGTTACACCTTCTTGTCACTCGGTGGCGAGCGTGTAATTCAGGAGATCGACCTGTATGGTGTCTACCTGAGTATGAGCTTGAACGGTGGCGACAGTCAGTTTGACGGTACTTTCCAACTCGACCAGACAGGCAAACGTAACGTCGACTTGGTTGAAGCAACAAGTCCAGGAAGAACCTTCTGTGTCGTGGAACGTAATGATGTTCCCATCGGCGCCTGGATCGTCTGGAGTCGTGTTTATTCCGCCCAGTCAAAGACAATACAGATGCATGGGATGCCCTTCGATTACTACCCACGCAAGCAGCGAATCCTAACAAACACAATTTTCAATGATGTCGAACAGGTAGAGATCTTCAAGTCCCTGTGGGCGCAAATGCAAGCCGTTCCTGGCCGCAACGTCAACATCAACGTGCCTACTGATGTCGCACCAACAGTCGTCCCCAAGTCTCTCGACGTCAGAACGACAGAGTTCAAATACTACTCTGAGGCAATGTCCAGTATTGCTAACACGTCCAACGGGTTTGACTGGTACGTTGCAATTTCGAAAGAGGGCAACTACTTCCGAAAAGACCTACGAATCGGCTACCCTACTCTAGGTACTGGCGTTCATCCGGGTTTGTCCATCTTCGAATACCCTGGCAACGTCACACAGTACTACATGACTGAGTCAATGGCAGATGCAGGCACGCACGTACTGCTAATTGGTGCAGGCGAGAGTGACGACATGCTCACGTCGGAGTTTGTACACAGCGACCTGATTGTGGGAGGTATGCCACGTTGGGATGTAGAGGTCCCCCGTAAGGACATCACAACACAGGCCAACCTGAACTTCGTGGCTGGTGCAGTAGGACCGACGCGCCGTCCACCTATGTTGACTGTGAAGGTTACGGTCAAGGGTGACAAGATTCCGGAATTCGGAGCGTACACTCTTGGTGACACTGCTAGAGTAGTCATCAAGGACCCCCGAAACCCTACAGGGTACGAGCGCGACGCTCGACTCGTTGGTTGGACACTTAACCCGCCGGACTCCGAGAGCGTCGAGGAAGCCCAGCTCCTATTTGAAGGCGACGAGAACATCTGATGCCTGAGAGCGATAGGTACCGACAGCACCTACCCGACCTAGTTGTGCGGATAGCAGACATAGCGTGGCGCGTTTCCTCATTGGAACGTGCAATTCTTCTGTCTAGCCTTCCAATACTACCAGCCGGGTCTATCACTCTATTTGCTGGACCGTCTAGCAACGTCCCAACTGGGTGGTTGGTGTGTGATGGCTCTGCAGTCAATCGAGTTACGTACAACAAACTATTTGCCAATATCGGGACTACGTGGGGTGCGGGCGACGGTTCGACGACCTTCAATCTGCCCGACTTGCGTGACCGCTACCCAGTTGGCCAAGGTGCTAATAACGTTGGTGTTACAGGCGGTTCTGCCACATCCTCATCGAGCGGCGACCACGCACACACCCAAGCAGACATTGGAGCGAGTGGTAGTCACACGCACTCCATTCCTCAAGGCAGTGACCAGACGTCGAGTGTTGGTGGTACTGCCACTTTCACCGTCTCGCACCAGTCGCACACTCACGGTGGAACCAACTCGAATACTCACACGCACACAACGCCCGACACCGATTCTGCTGGCACCCACTCGCACAGCACCACGCCACCATTTGCCACGCTAGTGCCCATTATTCGTTACTGACAGGAGGAGAATCTGATGACAGTTGGACTCTACAGCACAAGGGGCGAAGTGGATGTCCGTGCTGGCCAACTTGCGAGGGCTCTACGGGACGTTCTGACTGAAATTGGCGACTTCAAGCTGTGGCTTGACACTCAGTTAGACTCACAGCTCACTGCCGACTTCGGTTACGCGGCTGGGGACATCGCCACACTGCGGTCGTCCTACATAGACCTCGACAAGGTGCGTCAGATCTACCTCGGTGCTGTTGCGCAAACCCCTGCTTACGACTTCCGCACCTTTGCCAAGCTCATCGGTTAGCCCCTAGGAGGAGAAATGCCTGATACTGATCTCATGATGTACAGTGCGATCGTCGGGTTCGTCTCGTCGATGTTCATCATCCCTGTGATCCAGCAGCCTCACTGGACTACGCAGGTTCGAGCAGCAGTGACCTTCGCCTACTGCGTCCTGGCGGGTCTTGGGACCGCGTACTTCACCGGCGAGTTCGACATTGCCAACCTTACGACGTCAATACTGTCTGTGTTCGTCACAGCCATTGCGACGTACAAGGGTTTGGCCGAGAAGACCACTGCGCCAGTAATTGAGGCCGCGACATCTGTTAGGCCTCCTCCCAGTGTTTAACTAGACCTTAGAGGTCCTACACAACTCCACACGGCGTTGGGAATCCGCCAAATGATTCCCGTTGACGTCGAGCTGGTTAGCAGCCCCACCCATTGGGTCCCTCCTGCTAACCAGCTCGGCTTATCTATCCTCCAATGCCCTTTCCCCACTCTGGATGCTGTGCAAGGAACATGATCAAGGCCTCGTTTAGCGTGGGAATCGCACCTATAGCTTGGACGACTCCCACGTAGCGTGTAAAGGTCCGGATCTCGTCCGGTTCGAGCTTAGTGTTCGGTCGCGTATAGACCTGCAGTGGCCACTTAAGTGCGGAATTCATACTATTACCGAGCCACCAAGCTACAAATCCCTTCACCTCTTTCCCACCTGGTTGATTCTTCTCGGGTGCGAAGACGTCCTTCAGGCGAATTGCTTCTTCCACTCGGCCGCTAAAACCTGTGTCGATGAGTAAGTTGAGTGTGTCACCATCGACAACTTCCAGCAGCTTTGCACGGTAGTCCCACATGTCGCCTCCTATGGACGTGGCTTTGGCCTTAAGGGCTGAGGAGGACGTGTCCGGGGCACTTCAGCCTCTGTGGCTTGTAGGCAACGGCCACACTTCGGTCGGATTGCCACTCCTCCTGGTTCGTCTGACCATTCGGCGCCATCACCTTTACCACACCTAGCCATGCGACCAAAGCCACGTTCGGTCTTCAGTACTAGGTGTGCCTTGGGTGGTCCCCAACTACGCATGGGCCGATCAGCATCGAATGCCCAGACACGTTCAACTGGCACTACGCCTCCTTCAGCATCTTGAGTAACCATTGCTGGTGCAAATTGAAGGTCATGAATTTCAACAGATGCCGTAGCGCATCCATTTCATGACGAGAGCCACCGTGTAGGCCGAGCTGAGCTAGTTTGAAGTTCGTCCAGAAGCCCTTAGCTTCTGAGGCCCCCTGCATGACGATGTCCTGGGCGAGCAGAAGACGCCTCTCGTACTCCTGTGCCAATAACTTGCAGACACCAACGTACTCGGCTGCCATGAAGTTGATGCGCTCTCGCTCTCTAGCGTCGTCCTTGCGGTATTCGAACTTCTCACAGATCAGGACGACACCGGCCGTAGCAGAGACCTCCTGATCTGGCCCATTATCCTTAAGGAAGAACTTCAGGTCGTGAATAGTCTCACTAAGGTGCTTGTACAACCACCCATGTCCATCAGACTCAAGATTGAGAGTCTGTGTGTCGAAGTTGTGTCCAGGCACTGCAGGGTAGGGATGGTAGACAGCGATGCCACATCCGGGTCCGGGATCAACTGCGATGATGGCGAGCTTGCTACGATCCGATGGCGGGGGCACCCTCAACTTTGGTGTCATACAGTTCTCCTGTTATCGTGATCAGGGATGGAGAGCCCCACCCAAGTGCCTCTCGGATGATCAGGTCGGCGTTGTCAAGCGCAATCTCGAACTCGCCACGGTGACTTGAAAGGCTTCCGCGCAGGTTGGCCCGCAAGTCATTGATGCTCCAGACGGCCTTACGCAGGTCGTGGACGTACGGGTGTTCTTGCGAATCGACGCCCTCCGTCGCCTTGCGGAGCCGCTTGTACACCAGGACGGTCTGCTCGTGATTCGGACAAACGATCACTCGCGACCAGTTCGGATACTGGAGAGTAGGCTCTCCTTCCATGATCCAGTCGATAAGCGCCTGTGTCTTACCTGATTGTCTATTACCCAGAAACACTTTCATGTCATAGTCCTAGCCCGTGTGGAGGTGTGTGAATGAATCAGTGGGTTGTTAAACAAGGGACCTGATAGACTCTAAATAGACTCGCAAGATCCTCGAGCTTACCTACTCTATAGATACGCTCTGTCATCGCGTCTATTTAGAGTCTATCAAGTCTAACAAGCAGTCTCAGCTAACGCGCACCTAGCTCACTAGCTAGGCGGTGCTCCAGGCCTTCTTTCTCGGCAGTGAGTTCGTCAATCTTGGCCTGGAGTACTGCAATGCGTGCCCGGATGCTTGACGTGTTGCGGGGAATGATCTCCAAGTTCCCCTTGTCGAGGTTCCTCCTGTCTCCGTCCTTGAATCGAACGATCTCGTCGGGCAGAAGTGGTCGTCCCAACATCTCCTCGGCAAGGAGGTGATGAGTCAACCGCCAGCCAGAAGTAGTTTTGGTATTGTGATACCCGTTCACGTTGATGAGGGTCGAGCCAACTTCGCTTGTCTGACCTCTAGGCATGAAATCACCATCCAATACGGAGACCAGTATACGGTCAGGATAATGGCAAGGGTTAACAGGAACACGAGGATGACGATTTGCCATCCCTTAAGCATGGGCTCTCCATTGAAGCTCGTCGGTGTGTCGGAGGTGGATAGTCATACGGACGTACTGACGTTGTCTGACGTAGTACTGGTCTTCACGTTGCCCAAGTCGATGTGAGTTCTCGGACCTTGGCACATCGACAAAGGAACCGTTCCAGAGGTGCACTATGTACATGTACACCTCGTTGAGGAGCCACATGAATGGTTCCGTTGTAGCTAGGACGACCATTAGGGCCGTCACGGCAATTCCGAGTATGATTGAAAGTGTTAGAATCATGTCTACCTTCTAGAGGTCACCCCAGGTTTTCCCGAAGGATAGGTCAACTGGGAAGGGGACGTAGTTTGTGTACTTGGCTGCTTCGGAGACCATAATCTCCTGCAGCAGCGTGGACACTCGGTCGGCGTTAGATTCGGGACACTCGACGACCAAAGCGTCATGGATCGTGAGCCTGATCCATCCCAGACCACGTAGCAGTGGCCGCAGACGTACAAGTGCGCCCAGGCAGATGTCGGATGCAGTGGACTGCGGCAGAAAGGACAGTGCCTCGTTAAGCACGTCCTTGCGATTGTCGTTCGTGATGAGCCAAAACCTGCGTTTACGGCCAAACGGTGTGACAAGGTCTTCTCCGTTCAGGACGCGTTCTTGTGTCCTCTGTTGCCAGAGGGCTGTTTTAGGTATTAGGTCCATAAACTCCTTCAGGCGTCGTTCTGCTTCCTTGACTGACATACGGTACTCCATAGCAATGGAGAATGCCTGTCGTCCGTAACTCAGGCCGTAGAAGAACGCCTTCGTGCGAACGCGTTCTTCTTTGGCCCACTTGCCTACACCGTACAGTTGGTCTGACATGTCGTTGAAGATGTCAATGTCGGGATTGCTAAACACGTGCTGCAGGTAGTCGTCTTGTGCCATAGTGGCGATGATGCGACCTTCGGCTTGTTTGTAGTCTGCCTGAATCAGTACGTGACTTGGCTGTGCGACTGTAAACTGCCGTCGGATCGTCGAATTTCGCACGATATTCTGTAGGTTCGGATTACGACTAGCAAGCCGTCCGGATGTGGTTCCGTGGAGCATGTATGTTGTATACACCCGACCGCGGTATGTCCGTTTCCTAATGCCTTTGACATATGTACCGTAAAGCTTCTGTTCTCGTCGGTGCTGCAACAGGCAGAGCACGAAATTCTGGACCGGTCCGGGTGCCAGCCTTTCCAGGAGTCGCTTGAGGGTATCCTCATTTGTAGAACCAACGGTAATAGCACAGGATTCAAGGAATCTTCTGACTTGAAGTGGGGATCTTGGGTTAAGTCCGGTAGTATCACCACCGGTCGCTTCGCTGACGTGTGCATTAAGTTCCTCTTCCAGTTTCTCAAGTACGACGAGGTATTCCGTGTCCAGCCTGCGGCTGTACTCCTTGTCGATCTTGATCCCGTTCATTTCGAGGTACATGAGTTGGTTTGAGGCCGCCACCATGTAGTCATGCACGCGTCGGAGGTCTTCCCGGTCGAGATCCTTTTCAAACAGTTCGAAGAGGTCCCACGTGCATGCCACGTCGAGGGCGTTGTACTTGTATAGGATCTCTCGAGGGATGTTTGCGTAGTTCCCGCCTTTGGGAACGTACTTCAGGATTTCGTCATCATACTTGGGAGCGCCGAGTCTTTCCACAGCCAGAACCTTGAGTCCATGTTGGCCCGGACGTTCGTCAAGAGCGTAGCTGGCGAGCATGGTGTCGAACCAGAGTTCAAGTGGGCCCAGGTGTGGAAAAAGCCCTGCCAGATCGAATTTGCCGTTGTGAGCAATGATTCTGGTGTTACGTAGTAGTTCTCCGAGTGCATCCAGAACAGCCCTGTCGGAAAGTGCACCAGACCCAAGTACCACCGCTTTTCCTTGTGCGTAAGCAAGTCCCACGCAGAGGAGATCGAACTCATTTGGATGGGCGAAAGAGAAGTCCTTCTCGATGCCGACCTCAATGTCCACGACAAGTCTGCTCGCAACTCGTCGAAGTTCTCCGATGACGGCAAGCGCGTCAGCAGGATCGTCAAAGTATCTCCAGTCCGGTGGACTCCAAACACTTGCTCCGACCTCCTTGGTCAGCTTGCCAACATCAGTTACAAGGGACGGGAAGGCGTCCGGATTTCGAAGACAATAGGCTGTGTGCCATGTAGGTACAACCCTTTCAACAGCACTATCGCGAAGTCCTGCTGTGACTTGCTTGGGAGGACCGACGCGTAGTTGCGTGATGGTCCTTGTATCGTCAACAAGAGCAGACGTCGCGGTGGCTCCAAGAGCAAGTACGTCTCTGGTGGATGTGTTAGCGATTTCGTCAAGGAGGCGTTTACGACACGCAGTAGTCGCAGCCTTAGGAGGAGTCGCGTTACCTGGAGGGCGACACGACACCACGTTGGTGTAGGCGACTGCAGAGCGTGGGTACCCATAGTGCTTGAGTACGCGGTCGAGTAGTTGACCGGAGGGACCGGTAAATGGACGACCCCTGGTCGCTTCTTGGAAGCCCGGTGCCTCACCGACAACAACAAGTCGCGGGTTCTCCGGAATTTCGGACGGGACATATTTTTCATCCTTAAGCGGACATTTGTCGCAGTCAGCTAACGGGTGCTTCGACATCAAGCCATCCAAACATAGTCTGAATATTCCGGCGGAGGAGATCAGGATCGAAGTCCCTTACGTCCTTGAAGTAACCATCGGGTCGCTTTACGGCTGCAGGTTTCTTAACGTCGAGTCTCTCACCAGCTAATGCATAGTTGAAGGGCATCGATGTGTCGACTGAACGAACGTGTGGTGCATAGTGTGCTGCTTGTGCAATTTCCCTTGGCCACCAGTGACTTGTGCCCAGGAAGTGAATCTGAAATCTGTTCGGGTACGTTTCGTGTGTCCAGTTCGCCAGATCGATCCGCATAGCGGGCTTCCACTGAGTCACTAGGCATCGCGGGAGCCCAACGGTGTCAATCTCTGCAATGTCGACGTACTGAGTGATTAGGGCCTGAATGTCGTCTGTGTTGTTTCCATGTGCGACTGCCATAAGTCGCAGGCCAGTGGTGTAGGGTTTCGGAAGCTGCTTTGCCTCCTTGAGGAACTTTCCGATGGCCGTTAGTGTCCTGTGGCCATCGTGCATCACGTCAGGCAGCACTAGCTCACTTGCACCGATCCTGGTCGATGTGATCACCAGTGCCTTTGTGGACAGGTGCTCGTCCTCGGCAATGCCATTGTCAAGGACGATGAAGTCTCCCCGTCGCTCTGCCTTCGCATACTCCCGGAGATAGTCACCGGCATCAATATGTGCCAACGCCAGCTGGAAGCTCGACAGGTGTATGTAGTTTTCCCAGCCCTTCGGGGGAATAAGGGCTAGTTGCATGTTAGCCTCCTGCGAATGGATTGCGGACTGCGTCCTTGCCCAGCGGATCAGGCTTCTGCTCTGGGAACACTAGTTGGTACTGCAGAAGCCACAACTTGATGAACGTGTACCTTGCATAGTTGGCCAAGTCAGCAACTTCCTCCAGCGCCATCTGAATGGAGTCGAGCTCAAGGAACTTGACTGGTCCATACTTCTCGGCACCCATATCGTGCCTGTCTTGGATCATGTTCTCGAAGGCGAGGTTCGCTGCATCGAGGGCTTCTGGGGTCAGTTCAGCCATTATTATCCCTTGTCCAGTAGCCAGTGACCCTCACGCTGTTCCGGAATGGTACCAATGTCCTGTGTTGGTCCCCATCGCAGTTCGCAGATCGCCCGCTTCTTCTGGTACTCAGCGTACAAGTCGAAGTCGAGGACGTAGACGAGGTTCATGAGGTAGATGAACACGTCAACGATCTCTCCGACGATGTCGTCACGACTCTGCTCCAGGGAGTGCGTGCCACGCCAGACCTTCTTGACCGCATTTGCCACTTCGCCTGCTTCTCCAGCCAGTGCCAGTGTGAAGTAGGCAAGGAGTGCCTCGTCCTTGCGATGACGATTGTCCGGGAACCAGCGCTCTGAGTCGGACAAGCACTGCTGGGCAATTTCGAGGAGTGCCCTTGAGTAGTCTGGTATCACTTGCTGACTCCAATGATCTGAAGGAACTCGGCCTTGGCTGTGCGGGTGTGGTCGCTATACACGCCACGCATGTCTGATGTAGTTGTGATGGTACCGGGGGTCTGTACTCCTCGAATGGTCATGCACATGTGCTCTGCTTGCACCATGACCGCAAGGCCTCGTGGTTCAAGTCGATCGAAGAGGAAGTCGGCGATCTGCCTTGTCATTCGCTCCTGGATCTGTAGCCGGCGTGCAAAGTGGTGTGCGACCCGTGCAAGCTTGCTCAGGCCACAGATGAGCTGGTCAGGTATGTAGGCAATGTGTACTTTGCCTACGAAGGGAATGACGTGGTGATTACAGACGGACACGAACGAGATGTTCGCCATAGCAATCATCTCGTCCATGCCATCATTTTTGAACTGAGCCCACTTGAGGCAGTCCTCAAGGTGATCGGGTGTCATTAAGTCGGGGCGGCACTGTGTAAGTTCATCCAACATGTTTACGAATCGTTGAGGTGTCTTTTTGCCGTGCTCGTCTTGAACCAAACCTGCATGCACGCTCAATATGGTCTCAGCCAAGTCTGCTGACCTCGGTATGTCTGAGGCATGAACTTGCTGGTGAGGAATCATGTAGTCGACAGCCTCTTTGGCAAGGGCTGCATAGTGGTCAGACGGGTTAGGCAACTTACACTCCAATCGTGTCGGCTCCGAAAACGTACTTGTGCACTTGGATGTTAAGGTTCCATGGAACTTCGGCATTGTTGATCCACCGGACTAGCTTCTCCGGTGTTAAACTACCCCAAACGGGTCCACACCACACCACAGGGCGATCGGCGGGGTTGGGCTTGTATATCAGGAACGTTTGCCAGTTCTGCAGTGCCCGATCGAAGTCAGCCTGGTCCTTGATTGTGAACTTGATGGCGTCGCTTGGACCGAGGCGGTTGAGGTTGGGCTCGAGGATCGCGTCGTCCGGGAACTCGCCTGAGCCTGGAAGCTTCCAGTCCAGGATGAAGGTGTCGACGAGGTCAACATCCTTCGGCCACCGAAGCGAGCCGTTCGTGAACACCTCGATGGTCCTGCCGCGCGCCTTGATGGCTGCCCAAACGTGCTGCAGGTCATTGTGGTTCTGCAGGAACGGTTCTCCGCCTGTGAAGCAGATGTTCGTGATCGGATCACTGAGAATCCTGTCAGACAGGTCCTCGGGCGTGATGAACTGTTGTGTCTTAGTGAAGATTGCCGGGTCGATGGCGTGCTGCGTGTCGCAAGGCCAGCCCGCGCACTTGAAGTTACATCCAGCAAAGCGAACGAACATGGTTGGCTTACCAGTGTTCGGTCCTTCGCCTTGGAAGCTGTTGTACCGTTCAACGAGTCTTAGCATGGCAAGCCCTTTAGTTGGTCGAGTGGACCCTCGAAGTAGCCCCAGGATGTGTTGACCCGAATGCGTGGTGGGTAGAACCTCTCTACCCACGCCTTGTGCACCTTCATAGTGCTACCGTCTGGTCTGCGGACTACCAGTTCACCTGGCATGTATCCTGCACCAGGTCGCTTGATGATGCCTACCACTCTCCCGAGCGGCACGTCTGGACGGGTCGTGTGATGTAGTTGGACGTCCATACCCAACTTGACTTCACCATTCATGATTCCTCTTCATGGACAGTGTAGAGCCTTCGCTCCGTTCTCCAATTGCCTTGCCGTACGCCTCCATGAAGGCCAGGCCGATCATGTTCTTGGCTGCTGTCCGACGGTGCTCGTTGCCGAGTGTCTTGTCCAGAAGGTCTTCAGGGAGGAGCCTAACAACCTTCTTCGTCCTGAACATACGTCCAGGTACTGCCACCTCAATGGTGACACGGACAAACCCTGCTGGCATGCTACCTCCTTATGATGGTGCAGGATACATGGCCATCGAGGTGGGTGTTTCCCAAACCTCGACGTAGAGCGGTGTGCCTGGAAGGGCAAGATCGTCAAAGCGCTCCTCACAGTATTCGAAGATGTCCTTTGCCAGGTTCTCCGCCGTTGGTGAGAACTCGACAGAGACCCACTTCCAGTCCCACTTCGGCATGGAGTAGTCGACGAGCGCACGCATTCGTACGTCCAGCCTGTAGAACATGAAGCCGTGGTCGTACTTGTCGTGGACTTCTGTCAGGACCTTCTTGATCTCGCCGAAGTCCAAGACCATTCCGGTTCGTGAGCCTTCCATCTGCAGATCGCCCTGAACTGCTAGAACGATGCGGTAACGGTGCCCGTGAGGGCTCGAACACTTACCTTCATGGTCAGGAACTCGGTGTCCTGCATCGAACTCGATCTCCTTCGAAACCACATAGCGTGTCAACGTCAACCTTCCTACTTCCTAGGCCGTGTGGAGTTGTGTGAATGAATCGCAGGGTTGTTAACCAGGGTAGTCCGAGACGAAGTTCGAAGATACAGGCTCGTTCTTCACGTCCTCCTGTGTAATGCGGGTGACGTCGTGGAAGATCCTGTAGGCGCTTACGAACTCGCCTATGACGTTATTGACGACAATCCATTCGCCTTGGATAGTCCAGGTGTCGTCCACATCGATGAAGGCGAGAAGGCGCGTCTCCTTACCCTTACGGTGTCCTGTCAGCTGCCTCACGGACTGCCACCTTCCAGTACTCGGAGTCGTCGTACACGGTCTTGTCGACTACGCGACCTTCCTTGGCTAGGCCAAAACGGTCACATGCCTCGTCAATAGCTTCGAGGCGCTCGACGCATGTTCCGCATCGGCCGCAGTGGTTCTCACCGCCCTTGTAGCAGCTCCACGTGTGCTGAATCGGAACACCGAGCTCGAGTGCCCGGTATGCGATGTCGGCCTTCGTCTTGTGCAAGAACGGTGCGTAGATTGGTGTGTACGCAGGTGTGGACTCTTCTTCGCCCGGTGGATTGATGAGGTGTTCTTCAAAGTGGTGAAAGCCTTCATTGCCGGACAGAATTGCCCACCCAGCGTTGACGACGAATCGAGGACGGCAGTCCGGGTAAATGAAGTGATCACCGGAGTGGACACCGAAGCCGATCGTCTTGTACTTGTTATTCACAGCCACACCAGCCGCAATCGAGAGCATGATCATGTTCCGATTCGGAACGACGGTCTGCTTCATTGTGTCTTCGGCGTAGTGGCCTTCAGGCACTTCGATCGCTGGTACTGCAACGTCGTACATATTGACAGGTTTGCCGACCTGCAGGTTCTCTCCGTCTGTCAACAGTTCGTATGTGCGTGAGGGTAGTGAGGTGAGGGCCGAGTTGCTAATGAGTTCAGTGATGCCGCGAAGGTCGATCACGTGAAACTCCAGGCCAAGACGTTGTGCAGTTGCTCGTGCGAAGGTCAGTTCCTTCTTGTGCCTCTGACCGTAGTCGAAGGACAGCAAGTGTGGACGATAGCCCTTGTCCAACATGTCATACACGAGGGTCGTACTGTCGAGGCCACCTGAGACGATGGCACAACTGTCACTCATCCTAACTTACCTCCTAGGTTGGGTTTACTGGGTCCGAGTGGATGGTACACTGTCGTTTGGCCTATCTTCGATACCTTGATCATGCCTCGTTGCATGAGTGTGTCGAAGATAGCGTCTGCACCCTTTGCAGTTAGGTGATAGTTCTGCATGAGCTTCGACCTACTGATGCCAGGGTTCCTAGCAATGGCTGAGTAAATCTTGTCCAAGTCACGTTCGATTGTTGACCTACCAACACCGTTGACGACTTCGATCGCATAGCTGCGCCACCTTGTTGCATGGCTGATAGCTGTTACTAGGTCAGCTTCGTCGACAGTAACACGATCTTCACGTTGCCTTGAGGCAGCAATAAGTATCGCAGCCTTCAGCGTGGACTTAGCAAGTCTGTCGAACATTGGTGTCATCAAGTCGGGACGTTCTGCATCTAGGCCCGACTTTAGTAGGTCCGTTTCCAGCTTGTTGTACCTTGCCCATGCAGCTGTAGATAGGGTAGCGTCGACCTTCTGAGTCGTGTTCCGTTTGCCATCCAAGATATGGTAGTGTGCTACCATATCTGCTAGTTCGCGGATCAGTTGGTTGCGGTTGCTCATGTCTACTGTTGTAGGTGGTCCGAGTGGTCGAATGCGATCTGTGTTCGATTCCGCTGTGATGAAGACGAACCGGGGGATAAAGCCTGACGAGACGTGTTCTGTTGACAAGAGTGACTGCACGCGGTTACGAATGCCACCGGCAAAGAGGATCAGGACGGGTTCGCGCACCTCTACGGTTTCCCTTCGGAGGATTCTCTTCTGCATCTTCCCGTCATACAGTTTGGTTAGCATCTCTGCCATGCCAGCGTAGTAGTCACGCTTCGTCATCATCTCCAGGAGGCCACTAAACTCGTCACGAAGGAATACAGATGCACGTCCAGGTCTGGCTTGGAGTGACTGCATCATGCCTTCGAGCGAGCCGTCAGTGGCTAGGAGCACGTCATCATCTACCTCCATTATCAGGTCCATCGCAATGTCCATTGCGGTGGACTTTCGTGTGAGGGTCGTATCGGCAAGAATCATGAACCACAGATTGGGAATCATCGTACCGAAGGAAGTTGGCAAGCGGACATGGCCGGCCAGAATGGAACTCAGGGCAACAAACGCACCTGCTTGATGATACTGTGGTGCTGCGTCCCCTAACTGGCTGGCCCATGCAATGTACCTTTCCAGGAACGTGTCTTGTTGTGCTACAGCTCTTTCTTCCTCGTCCGAGATAAGTTCGACTTGTGGGGCAGCGGGTAGGACTACAGCACCGATGTTCTGTTGGCACTTTACATAAGCCCGACAAACGTCACGCCACAAGTACTCGATGTCACGTCCGTCACGCTTGTACTTGTTGCAGGCGGCCTCATTTGCAATGTGCAGTACCTCAGGCATTTCCATGCCCGCTTCGAACAGCAACATCATGAGTCGCCAGAGTTGTTCACTCCACGTGCCTTTTGGTTCAGTACTGAACAGGTCAAACACAAGTGCATTTAGACTCCGACGGTATCTCTGCATGATCTCCAGAGGGTCTTCTGTCGGAATAGTTGCAGGCAGGGGCATCTCAAGGAACTCGGCCCGCTTCACTTCCGGGTACTTCTTGAAGTCCTCTAGCCTGTACTTCGCTGCAGAGCCACCAGTGATCCGTACGATTGCTGGATCTGAAGGCATTAGTGGGTCTTGGTACTTGTAGTTGCCTGTTCGTGGAATGCGCAGGAACTGTGTAAGATCCCAGCCACTTCTATCTGCACCATCGCCTGCGTGGTAGTAAGCAATCCGCCTGGAAAGCGATTCACCATCCTGTGGCGACAGTGATTCTTCGAGCCGCCAAACAGCCTGGAATCTTCCAGGTGACGTCTCCCAAACAAGCGTAGGCGTAACAAGTAGCCTACTCGGTGGACAATCGTCGAGGTCTGCCCACGCTGTGGGACATAACACTACCGTCCCTTTGGACAGCTTCTTCTCCTCCAGCAACTGTGGACAGAAGTACAAGTCAGACTTTGAGATGTGTGCGTCTATGATGTCGAGTGCTTGAGCCAGTTCGGTGGGGTAGTCATAGAAGCGCTGGTGCATCTTTCGCTTATTCCCCGGTATAGGCACAGGTGAAACGCCTATGCAGAAGATGCCTTCGTTAGAACCGAAGACACTGCGAAAGAAGACCTCCCGATCGGCACGAGCTTCCAACGTGGCACAACTCGAAAGGTCCACATAGTCCCCTCTCTTAAGTTAGGGTACGGCCCAAGCTGATGTGCTCTGACACCGGAAGTAGTTACCTTCAGCTTGGGCCGTACGTCAGGGTGTTACGGGAGGAGCGACTTCTTCGTTGCCGGAACGACGGCGGAGGCCGAGGCTGCACCGTTCCAGGTGCTCTCGTTCCAGAAGCCCTTGACCTCGTTCTTCGGTGCGTACTTCTTGGTCGGGTCCTTCTTGTCGACCGTCTCGCCGACCATGAGGGTCTTGACGACGAGCTTCACGCCCAGGAGGTCGCCGGGCTCAGGGAAGTCCAGAGCACCCTTGCCGTCGTACAGACCGAGCGCCTTGCAGAGCCAGACGGCCGAGTAGGCGTCGCCGAAGAGCATGATGTTGGTGAACATCTTGCGGCCCTCGTACTCGCCTTCGACGATGGTGAACTCGATGTTGCACATCGGCGCGCCCTTGTTAGGGGAGTCCTCGCCTTTGACCTCACGAATCTCAGCACCGTCGATCTGGACGAGGTACTTGCCGGTCGGTACCGGATCGAAGTCCCTCGACTCAGTCGCTGCGACCTTGTCTGACACATTGATATGAATTCCCATTACTGTTCCGAACCTTTCGTTTTGGCTGCTTCGATGTAGTTGTAGAGTGTCTGCATTAGGACCTCGTCATCTATGCCAAGAACTGGCGGCATGTCGACGCCCCTTGCTTTCGCGACACATGTGTCTGTTTTCTGGGTTAGGAGCAGTCTCCGCTGTCCTCTTTCTTCGACCTCCTGTACGTATTGGTATAGGACGATGTCAGGAATTGTGGGCAGCTTCTTCTTCAGCTGTCCGGTGAGAAGCGGTTGCTTCATCAACCTTCCTGACCTCTGATCACGGTCTTCGACCATGTGCGCGACGAAGATCGTGTTCATAGGCAGATCGCGAAACGTCCTGATCGCTCGAAGCATTCGAGACGCGACCTTGTTCCAGTGAAAGATTTCCAGAACATCGTCGAAGTCAGGCTTCTTGATCTTTGCCTCTGATGCCACAGTATCGATGCAGTAGTCGTTGAGCTCGGTGAGACTGTCAACGATAACCGTGTTGTAGTCGTGGCCGCCAGCGAAGAGTGCCTGGTAAACGTCGATGAGATCCTGCCACTTGTTGATCTCGATCACTTCGACGTTGGGCCACGCCGCCTTGAGGGTGTTCGCGCCTGACTCACAGTCGAGGTGCAGCACCTTCCTCATCTGTGGCACGGCGTCTGCAGAACCCGCGAGATGTGTCTTGCCTGTGCCCGCGTCGCCATAGATGAGCATGTTCGTAGTGAAGGGCCTATCCGCCGCACGCATTACCTTCAGTCCGGCGAAGCTTCTGGGAGTCAGTGTCTGCGTCACCTGCTATCGGCCACTCTTCTTCGGTGCAGCCTTCTTAGTGCCTGCCTTGGCGGGGCTTGCGGTTCGTGTTGCAGCAGGCGTACGTGCAGCCGAAGACTTGACCTTCTTCTGAGGCGTCTTGCGATCGTCGTCCTCGTCCGGACGAGGCAGGGGGACTCGTGCCATTGCCTTTCCTCTCCTGTGTTAGCTGTACCTCTTATCGGTCGTGGATTCTGCCGTTTCCCAGTAGTGCCTTGTTCGCTTTTCGTACATTGTGTCAAGTGCGTATTCGAAGTCTTCGCCACGGTTCTTGGCAACGCAAGGTTCGCGGAAGGCACAGAAGTTACATGCGAACCTTCCAGGCGATGGGAAGTTGACCAGATGGGCACTGGTCATTTCCTGTGCCTCGAAGTAAATGTTCTCTCCGGCATTGCGAAGTTCCGTCTCGTTCCGAACGATTTGGTGTCTGTGAATGAAGTGTTCGGAGTTGGCATTTTCTTTGAGGTACTCGAGAAACTCGTCGTACAGGCCAGACTGATAGGCATATGAGTCATTCTCGGCCACTGTACGCTTGTAGACCTCGTACGACGTTTCCTGTTGCTTGTTGACGCTGAACAACCGTCCGAGCCGAGTTGTCTTGTTCGGCTCAGGCTCTTGCGGGTAGGCCTTCTTGATCTCGACGTAGATGAAGCCCTTGACTGGAACACCAAGAACCCAAAACGCCCAGCAGTAGGACGTGATCTGATCATCCAGGAGCAAGAACTCATCTGCGACGTTTGGTTCTGCATTCGTCATGCGGACGGTTGTTTTCCAGTCGACGATCCAGTAGTCACCGTTAGTGTCTTGTGCCAACATGTCGACACGTCCACCGTACGTTACTGGAAGACCCTTCCAAAGCGGTCGCTCCTGCTGCCAACGTGCCTCGTCGAAGATCTCCATCACTCCTACGAGGCCGTTAGACCACATCCATTTGCAGTAGCGAAGCCAGCACTGGTCACACTTGCACCATAAGACTCGTTCGCCGTCCGTCTCAGGTTCATAGATTGGGACTTCGAACGGTATCTCGACCTTGACTGGTGTGAAGTTGTGGTCGTACGTCGGCATGATCTGGGTATACCAAAAATCGAGCATGCCAAGACCAAGCTCGACACGCTCTTTGTAGTCCTCGTCAACTTCAGATGTGTACAGGTTTGGGTTATGGGCGATGAACTCAGCCTTTTGCTGTTGGCACTTTGTCTTGAATGCCACCCTCGCCAGTGCATACGCTGTGTCGACCTCACCATCGGGTCGATTGAGCGGATCGTACAAGACCTCCATCGCCTTGTGGTAGGCAACCCCGAACTCAAGAGGCTTTGCCGTGACGTGTGGGTAGTACATATCTTGGAAAATCCAGCTCCAACGCCTACGACAACCACGCCGACTCATCCGCTCACTGGTGTGAATTTGATGTGTCAAACCAGCTTCGATGTAGTCGTCAACCGTTTCAAGCACCAGGGTCACCTCGTTTGGGGGATAATGAGGTTCGTTGATCTAATTATAACTCGGGTCAACCGATGTTCTCAAGGGGGCCTTCTCAAGATCCTTTACAGTCGCCCGTCTGGAACATCGACAACAACAGCGGCCGAAATGGCCTGAGTACGCCTCCTACGCTTTGGAACTGCCGTAAGTGGCGTGGGAGCGAAGGAGTGGTTGCGATCGTGGTAATCGCCAAGGACGGCCCGGTAGATGGGCAGAGTCCAACTTGGTACTACGCCCGAGTCGAAGAGGTCATCGTCGTACACCAGCTTCTCGGCACTCGCTGCTTCATGGGCTGCCGGACTTCCGACCACCTCACAGCAGGTCATGCAACCAGGGAAGAGTTCACCTTCCTTAGTGAGGAACCAGTCAAGACTTGCCACTGGGGAGTTTTCCATCCCAAACCTTTCCAGTTTCGACGTTGATCCATTGTTTGGTTTCCTGATCGAAGCGATGGCCAGAAACACCTTCGCCTCGCCACTCGGGTGCTTGTGTGGAGACAGGCAAAAGGTTCTTGCCGAGGGAAGCGTACCAATGGTCTCCTTTTGCCCAGGCTTGTGAGGGCTTGCCACACACGTTGTGGACCCAGAGACCGAACTTCGTTCCACGCTTCCAACTGTCGTTCCGACCCCACTTGCCTTCCTTGTTACAGGTGCAGAAGATCGTGGGCTTCATGTACAAGCCGCGAACGAATACCCTCTCCAGGTTCAGAGGTTCGAACACGACCTCGCCAATCTTGTCGGCCGGCGTCTTGCCGAAGATGACTCCTAGCCTCTGTTCGACGGCAGCAACGAATGCATCGGCCTCGCTGTTGTCGTCGAACGAGAGGATGACGTACCTAGCCATTGTATCCCACCAATTCGAAGAGATGCCAGACGAGACGTCCGTTTGCCGTTACAACCGAACCAATATGTTCGACATTGGGAGGCAACCCGTCCCCCGTCCCGTAGATACGAAACGTTCTTTTGGTGGGAACGACCTCGTCCTCGTGGATGGCCCAGAAGCAGATGAGATCTGGGTAGCCAGGAGCTGTCGTACCGACGTGTACGATCTTACCTTGCAGTTCGAACGTGTGTGGTCGCGAGTCGCTAGGAACGGTGTATTTGAAGACCTTAAGCATTAGCCCTCCAACGAGACTGTGGAGTAAGTGCCTGTCCTCTGGGCTTCCAGGTAGTCAAAGAAGTCGATGAAGGCCAGGGCAACTTCGATGTGCATGGTGTGCTCGTGGGCAAGCTGTTCGAAGACGAACTGATCCCATGTGTACTGGAATGTGCCTTGTGCCGACGAGTACCACATTCCGTTTGCCTTGACGGCAACGTAGTTGTAGTGCCTATTGGACAAGACGCGTGCGTACCGAATGACAGTACCGTCACTGAACGGATCCTTCTTGGGGAACTCCCGCTTCACAGCAGGCAGGTTCTCTTCCATTAGCATTCACACCTTCCAGACAGAGTCAGGAAATAGGCTGCCGGTTCCTCTTCGTCTGAGTAACGGGCAGTAGTCCACCCATCTTCATGACCAACGATCACAGTCACGCCTCGCGCCTCGGCACGCTCCTTCATGGCACGCAATGAACAGTAGTTGCATCTGGTTAGCTCGGACATGTTTCCTCCTTGTCAAGTGATAGTTATCTATGCCGATTGAAAGTAAACCAAACCCCACACGGGCTAAGGAAGTTGGCGGGTGCCAGAATTCCTCAGGCCGTGTGGGCTTTGCACTACTTTCCAGTGGGTTGTTCAACAGGGTAAAACTCGTGTGCGTATTCGTCGCTACAGGTCACGTTCTTGTGGTGCCAGTGAATCAGTGTGCTGTAGCGCATGAGGAGGTGCGGGTCGTCACTGGAGTAGAATCGTGCGTCATGCCTCATTGCGTTGAGGTTGCTCTTCCCGTCTACGACGTAGTACATGTGACAGCCGATGCTCTTGACATCCTTGAGGTCGCCCAAGAGTACGCGTACTCCAGTAGGTTCACGTGCGGTAGGCAGATCCATTGTTCTCCTTAAGTCGGGTGGAGGGACCGATGGCAGTCTTCCGTTCCCCCATAGTCCCTCCACCCTGAGCAGTTGAGGAAGTAGTTAGCGTAGGCGCCTTTCCTTTAATACGTCCAGTGCACAGGGCTGAACGCAGCGCACCATTGTCCTCACCTCCTTAGTCCCCCAAGAGGGCCTTGATCCATTCCCACTTGAGTTCGATGCTGTCATTGCGTTCGGCGTCGAGCGTCTCCTTGGCAATGATCGTTACCACTTGTACCGCGTTCTTTTGTCCGACACGGTGAAGGCGATCCTCAGCCTGCCTGTTCTTCGAGGGGTTCCACGCACGATCAATGAACACAACCGTCGAAGCAGCAGTGAGGGTGAGACCAATACCGCCCGCCGTGATGGTTCCAGAAAAAACCTGATACTTACCAGACTGGAAGTCAGCCACCATAGGACCACGATCCGCCTGCGGTGTGTCTCCAGTAAGAGTGCAGTTAGTGATACCTTTACGTGTAAGCCTCGCAGCCAGTAGATGAATGACCTGTTTCGATTGGGCGAATACGACAACTTGTCCATCTGTGTTTCCTACCAGTTCGACTACGGCGTCGATCTTGGTCGAGGGTTCAGTCAGCTTTAGCGCATTGAGCGTCTCGACCTCGCCGGATACCTTGTTGCGCTTGTTCACCTGAACCAGCTCACCGTAGGCACAGGCGAACTGTTGGAGACGTACGAGTTGTGAAATGACTGCCGGGGCAGCCACAGGCTCTTCTTCGTGCTCACCGATCCATGCAAGCATTACGTCCCGCATGGAATCATAAGCTCGTCGCTGCTTGGGGTGAAGATCAACGACGAGTTCGGAGTAGTACTTGTCCGGGAGGTCTTTAAGAACGTCCACCTTGAGGCGTCGAACGTAGAACGGATCCATAGCCGCGTGGAGCTCTTCCACGTTCTTAGGACCTGCATTCTCCCTGAAGCCTCGGATGTGCTTCTTGTAGCAACCTTCTCCTGCACACATCATCGGCCCAGCTGTATGCTGGACTGAGTCCACGTGCCGCTTGAAGAACCCCCAGTAGGAGGTCCAGACTTTGGGATACAGCCAGTGCAAGACAGACCATAGATCTTGTGGCTTGTTGTCAGCGGGGGTACCTGACAGGCCTGTCTTGTAGACTGCAGTCAGCTTCTTGAACGCGACCGTTTGCTGGGCGTCACGGTTCTTGATCGACTGAATCTCGTCGCCAATGACGTGGAACCAGGTGTACTGGGCGAGTTCTGGCATGAGGCGGATTACCGCCCAGTGGACGATGAAGATGGTTGCCCTGTCCTTCTTGAGTGCGTACAGAAGCTTGTGACGCACCTTCGGGTCGATGACCTTAACTTTCAGGTCCGGACATAGTTCGCGGAAGTGATCGGCCCAACTCGAGAGAAGGCTCGTAGGCGCTACTACGAGTGTCTTCCACGTTAGGGGAGCTCCAAGCTCCTGTCTCCGCCTGATGTCCAGCGCAATGGCCTCGACCGTCTTACCAAGGCCCATTTCATCCCCCACCAATACTGCAGGCACATTCCACAGTTTGTCCACTGCCTGCTGCTGGAAGGGGTACAATTCCATGTTACTCTCCAATCTTGAGGAACTTCTCAATGTCCTCTTCTGTTAGAGTGCCGCACGTGCACGGCGTTAGGTCTTCGTACTTGATTGGCTGGGGCAGCTGGTTGCAGAACTGACCGAACCGAAACATCAGGACCAGTAGGTGGCTGCAGTATGCCGAGTATATCTCAACTGCCTCGGCCTGTGTTGTTGCCTTTTCCCTCGTCCACTCAGTGGCTTGCGTGAGCCGATCACGCAGTAGAGCCACCAGAGCTGGTGACGGGTGCACCTCCTCATGCTCGTCTGTGGGTAGGCGCAGACCATCGTTGAAGATGTGCCACACCTCGTCGAGCTTCTCGTACTCGTACTGCTGCTTGGCTCGCTGGATCTCCTCACGGTCACCCATTGGGTACCCCTCTACTACGTGTTTAGGTTAGCTTAACCTGAGACTGGTTGTTAGACAAGATAGACTCGATATAGACTAGAGGACTTCGCGAGGCTTACGAGTTATATAGCCTGGGGATCTTGCGAATCTAACTCGCGTCTAGATAAGTCCTCTGCCTGCAGTCGATCTACTTCGTCCTTGAGCTCGGCGACTTGCATCTTCAGTGCACCGATTAGCCGTCCCACCGGTCCGATCTGGTGGCCCACGATAGCATCCCAGTGCGCTACCCAATACTCTGATTCTTCGCTCACGACCGAATCTCCGCGCCTGGTTGTGTCGTCAAAGCCTGGAGAGTATCGAGCGAGTCCGCGATTGTTGGGTTAGAAGGTAGTACTGGGAACATCTTGGTACGCTTCTTCAGTGCCGGAGGGAATGTACCGTCAGGCATGACCTGAACGATCCACGAGGTGTTGAGCCATCTGCACCGTGTGTTCCGACAGAAGAATGTTAGGCTACTAGAGCCGCGAGCAGCGCCAGGCAAGCGTCCACCTGGCTTGGACTCACCAGGCTGCTCGCACCGTGGACAACGTGCCACCTCTTCGAATGTCGTCATCGCTTTGCCCTTGGGTGGAGCCCGCCAGAAGGGAGTCTCCGAGTGGCGAACCGGATCTCGACGCCTTCGAGGCCGAGCATGTCCAGGACTTCTGGGAGAACGTCACGGCGTACACGATGCTTTACCGAGTTACCGTTCTTGTGTACACGGCACCTGTTCCCATTTGTTGCCTGGTTGCAGTAGACCTCGACGCGGATAGGTGTGAACATGTGACCTCCAAACTGGGGGGTTAGGACTTACGTGGCCCCGACAGGAATCGAACCTGCCTAACTTCCACGGCAGCGTCTGGCGGACGCTGTACACCAGAGAGGGCCTTGGTGGGCGGGTTGCCCCGCCCCGTGCTAGGCTGCCTTGGCTTCCTTCAGTTCCTTGATCTCGTCCTCGGCTGCCAACATCCGCTTCGTGAGGTCGCGGATGCGCTGTTCCAGCATGCCGATCTTGCCCTTGTGCCCTGCTACTGTTGCTCCGGTGCCCAAGTCGCGCGAGAGGAATATCTCCTCCTTAGGCGGCCCGAGGAGCGCCCACCGCGATGTGGCTGAACCGCCGCCACGTCGAAGTTGTAGGACGCACTCCATGGCCTTAAGAGCTCGTGTGACGCTGGTGTAGTACGGGTTGGGGATGTTCATCTCTTGGAACAATCCGGTGAGGTGCCCCGTGTACACCAAGCCTGTTGCCTCGTCGTCTTCCATCAGCTGCTCGACCTCTGCCGCGTCTTCCATAGCCGCGTAGACCCTCTTGACATAGTTCCAGAGGGCCGGCATAGGCCTTTCGTTGATGGGATGGTCATCTGGTAGTTCAGGCATTGGTCAGCCTCTCCTTCAGTTCGCGGAGCGTGCCTGTTCGTGTCTTGTGGTCATCCATCACACGAAGGAACGTCTCCGGCTCTTCGAACAACTTGTCCCGATAGAACCCCTTTTCCGTTTCGTCCGCGCCATCGAGCCACTCGTCGATGGCTTCAACGAGAACGTCCCGCTCTCCGGGCTGAATTGGAATGTTAAGCATGTACGACCCCGGCCTCCCTATGTTCTCCCGCTTGTAACTATTATAACGGATGTCAACAAAGGATCTCAAGGGGTTATATTTAGGGCCCTCACACGAAGTGACCCCGTATGCCTGTCGGATACGAATCGTAGGAAGGTTCCCACTGCTCCGCCAAGTGGGCTCTGGCTAGCAGCAAGATCGTCTGGCTGCACTTGGGACACTGCAGACGATCGGCCATGACCTTGTAGTAGGGCTCGCCTCCGTCAAGCATCATCTCGATGCGTACACCAACGTTCTTGACGGTCATTTCGACGTTACATGGTTCGTGAAGTGCTCTGGGAATGTGTGGCATTACTGCTCCAGAAGTTGCAAGTGAATGGTGAGTACCGGCTCTTCTTCCCCGTCTGGCGTGACTTCAGTCCTGACGACTTCGACCTTGTACTCGCCAGGTATGATCGAGCCCCAACCCTTTGGCGGTTCGGCATGAAAGACGTACTCCACCTTTGCGTTAATTACATCGTCCCAGTCGTACGGGCCATCTTCGTCGGGCCCATATGCTGCCGTCATTAGAAGTGCCTTCATCGTTATGAACTTGTCCACGTCAATCCCTTCGGGTTGTGAACAGAGTGATAGCCGGCGCACCATTCCTTCCTCCAGGTCTGATGCGCCGGCTATCTTCCTACCCCACCGTGTAAAGCTATGGTGAGGCGACGAGGACTACTCGGCGTCCTCGGCCTCTTTGGTCTCGGCGGCGGGCTTGGCCTTCTCGGCCTTCTTCGCGGCCTTGCGCTCCTTGGCGCGCTCCTCCTTGCGGTCCCACCAAGCCAGAGCCTCGGCCTCCTTGAGGAGGTTGTCCCGGCCGCCCGCGCTGTACGACGGCAGTGGGTCCTTGCCCTTGGCGGTGTTCTTGATGTAGGAGTAGATCATCTGCGGAGGAACTTCCTCGTCCTCCTCGAGCCTGCCTGCCGCGATCTCCCTCGCGGTCAGCACCTTGGCGAATGCGACCGGCGCGATGTACCCCTCGGGCACTGGCGGGCGCGCCTTGGCCTTCTTCTTGGCCGTCTTCTTGGGCTTCTCGGCCTCGTCGCCCTCTTCGACCTCGTCGGTCTCCTCGTCGTTCGAGTCGACCTCGTCGAGCTCCACGTCGCCGTCGTTCGTCTCTTCGACTTCGACGTCCTCAGTGCCAAATTCCTCGTCGGCACTTGTCGGCTGTCCCATTGTCGTTCTCCCTCTCGTTTTCCGTGACATTTGTCAGGTCCTTGTCTGTCCGCCAGCTCTGCTGGCTATCTCAATTATACGCTACGTCCAAGCTGGACTTCACGGGGGCTACTTCAAGATCTTTTTCCGTCTAACACGCAGTCTAACGCAGGTGCGTCGTCTCCATCTCCCGCAGTCGGGACTCGTCGAACTTGCTGAAGAGTCTCTGCAGCTGCCGGTAGCGTGTCCGCTCGGGCGGAGTCAGGTCGTCCGGGTCCGTGTAGTCGGTCATAGCCCTACCTTCTGCACGAATGATTCGACGTATCAGGACTATCTCCGTCTTCGTCAAGTACACCTTGTAGTAGGTTCGCCGTCCCCCACGGCCTCTTACGCTCTGCACTGGTTCCTGCGGCACAGGACCTCCTCGATGGGTGTAGTATGGTATGCTCTCGACCAAACGTCGATCGAGATGCCACAAGCCGTTAGGGAAGCTGTCCCTGGAAGCAGCTTGTGTTGGAGTGTCGGCCTGCCGTGGCCGTTGCGAGCTATGACGTATAGTACTGTCTCCGCTTTCCGTCGTGTCACTTCATCGTCTCCCCTAGAACAGTTTCAGGTCGAGATCGCCGTCGACAAGCATCTCTGCCAGACGGCGATCGATCAGGTCTTGTGTCGTTCCGATCTTGCGCGCCAGTTCGATCGCCCACAGGACAACGACGATTCGATCCTCACGTGTCCGTGCAGCGGCTTTTGGCGCATACATGTACGTGCCATCCTTCTTGGCCTCGCGGATCCTACGTGCCATGTGACAGAAGGTAGCCTCGTTGCCCAAACGCGTCTTGCACTTCTGCTCAGGCTCAGCACTGCACCTCGGGCAACTGACCGTAAGACCTTGGGCTGCGTATGCCTTCATGATGTGCCCCCGTAGTAAGTGAACTCACACCAAACTTCCCCGACGTCCAGGCTCTCAGGGATGGAGTACACTGCAACATTACCTGGCCCCATCAGCTTGACGCCATTCAGATACATGTTGCAGCCCAGCAGGTCACCACCTTCACCCGCCATT